CATTTTTTTTACAGCCGACTGCCCCCTCGCTCGCGGACAATCCTATTTAGAAAAAAACACCTATATTATATCTGATATAACTAATAGTTATGCTACATCTATTGCAATGGTTCTATATACTGCATGTGGGGCGGGGGCTTGCTTGGTAGTTCATATACTTCATTCGCTTTCGTTTCTCACTCTCATTGCGTATATGCTCCTACACCTGCGCCCCCGCACTTTTAATTTTTCGTATTTCTTTTATACAATTAGATAAACTAATATATAGAAGGTTTATGCTGATGTGCTTATTAAGAACCTGCTACTACTGTCATTAAACATAAATGCTTAGGCTTAGCAACTTTAACATCTCCATACCACATTATTCTTATTGCTAATGTACCTTTATCAAATCCGTAGTCTATTGACATATCTATTGTTATGTCTTTCAGTAATCCTACCAGTATTTGAGTGAAATCTCCTACTAATATTTGAGTTTCATCCATTGCTGTTGTTATATCTTGTTTTATATTATTGTAGAATGTTGGTGCTATTCTATATTGACCATCAGCGGTTAATACAGTTTGTAATCCATAGTATGAAGTTGGATGCATTGCTATATTTTTAGTTATTCCATTCTCTTTTGCTATCGCACTTATTCCCTTTGTTATTCCTTCATATGTAAGTTTTGTATTTTCTTTTAATAATTCAGTTTCATTGTATATACCACTAAAACCATCTGATGCTCCTTTTAATGCCGCCTTTTCTATTTCTGATACCATTACAGTTGCTAATAGTTGATTTATCTTTTCCTCAACATCTAATCCCGTTTGTATTATTTCTAACGGTATTTCTACTAATCCATATAGGTATTTAGCATCTAACTCTATTTTGTCAAATTCTGCCTCACTAGAAGTTATTTTTTGACCTTGTCTTTTAAATGATACTGTTGGGTCCTTCTTTACAGTTGGTATAACTACTTTTTGGTGATTTTGCATATCTACTATAGTACAATTTTTCATTAAGAATGATTTTGACCTTGCTAAATCTATTAATTTCTTTGATACCATTTCAGGTATTATTGTTGATGCCCCTTGAGATGTTATCATTCTTTTCTCTTCATCTGTTCCTTTACCCGTTGCAAATGCTCTTATTAAATGTCCTACTGTTATATTTGAATCTACTCCTATCTTTTCTCCTGGAGCATAACATCTTATTTCATTAGTTTTCATGTTTGTATTTCCTCCTAGTAACTCTAATCCTCTTATTTCATTTTCATCAAATTCTTTATTTTCATTATTTTTGAATTCTTCGTATCTCTCTAAACTTCTTGTTGCAACTACATTTGTGCTTGGATATGCAGGTGTATGAACTATTGATATTTCAAATAATTCTCCTTTTTTAACTTCTCTAAGGTCTATATTTCCGTCTTTTCTATACTCTTCATCACTACAAGTAAATCCAAAAGACATTCCTGCTATATCTCCCCTTTTTACTAGGTCATATAGTTCTTTTCTACTTTCAAGTAAATCTAATTCAAAATATAAGCCTTCGGCTCTATCCTCTAACCTTAATGTATTTGCTTGTGTAGTCCCTAATAATTGGTTTGTATCATGATTATTTAGCGCTACTATGTTTCTTGATTTTAAACTTTCACTAAATGCACCTCTCGATATAATTTCTTCAAATCCATATCCTAATAATTTTGATTTTTCTCCATATCTTATTGCGTAGCCTTTTAACGTTAATTTATCATTGCTTTCCTCTGCTCTAACTTCAACATTGGCATTTATGTATCTTTTTTCCATTGTATTCCTTCCTATTCATAAATTAATTTATGAATTTTCATTAATTAATTTATGAATTTACATTAATTGATTTTTATTTTTTCATTAATTAATTTATGAAAACTAAAAACTAAAGTTTTCAGCGTTTATATATTCTTCTAATTTATTGTCATACTCCGAATACATTGCTCTTGTCATTGCATTTATAGTTGATGCAATAGCATCTATACGGTTAATACTTTTTGATTTATCTAACATTACATTTTCATTCGCATCAAATTTTGGTATAGCATTTGCGGTACACCACCTTAAAACTGGGTTATTAAAATGCTTTAGTTTATTTGTTATCATTAACTCTTTTATAAATTTTGTAGGCTCTGATAATGTTTTATATCCTTGCCTAGTTTCAATTACTTCATATCCTAGTGAATCTAACTTTGTCATTAAAGCGGTAGCATTCCATGGATCACAAGATATATTTTGTATCTTATATTTTTTAGATATATCCTCTATGTATTTGACTATAAATTCAATGTCTATTACATCACCTTCGGTTGCAATTATATAATCTGCATTTATCCAACGTTGATATGGAACTCTGTCTTGTATTTCCTTTTTGTAGATGCTTTCCTTAGGTATAAAACACTTATTTAATACTGCATATTCTCCATTATCTAATGGGAATATGGCACTCACTCCCGTTAAGTCTATCTTTGATGATAAATCTATTCCTATATAGCATTTTTTGCCCTCTAGGTCTTTGATGTTATAATCTTGCTTGTCCCATTTATCCATTGGAAAATATGAATCTTTTCTTTGAATCCATGTATTAAGATGTTTTATTCTAAAGTTGTCCATTTCATTATTATCTCTTGCCCTTATAAAGTCTTTTTCAAGTGTTTCTAATGTAATAGATACTCCTAAGTTTGGATTTGATTTAATCCAATTTTTAGGATTATATATATCATCCTCTTGATTCATTTCTGCAATATATATAAATATATTTTCATTCTCTAAAACATCATCTAAGATTTGCTTACAATACTCATACATTTGATAACATGGTGATGTAGCCCCTCGGCTCTCTCCTGCGGTTGTAATTATATTTATTAAAGGTTGTTGTCTTGCTTGTGTTCCAGAAACCAACACCTCATAAAGTTCATTATCTTTGAATAGATGGTATTCATCTATATTGGCATAATGGATATTTAATCCATCTTGGTCTTTATCTCCACTTATTGCTTTAAATATGTTATTCTTAAAGTGCATGGTAGACAAACTTTCCTGGATGCGAATATGTTTCCTTAAATTCTTATCTTGGCGGATAATTTTCAAAGCATCTGAAAAGACTATCTTGGCGGTGTCTTTTTTTACTGATGCACAATAACATTCTGCTCCTGGTTCTTTGTCTGCTATAAACATGTATAAACTTATTCCACTACTCAATAAACTTTTACCGTTTTTTCTTGCTACTTGGGTGTATGCTAAATTAAATCTTCGTAAATCAGTTTCTTTATATTTCCATCCAAAAATATTTCCAATTATAAAATTTTCCCAAAGTTCTAATTTAACGGGTTGTGATGCAAGTTTCCCTTTTGTATGTTTTATGAATTTATCAAAAAATTTAAAAACATGATTTGCTTTTTCTCTATCAAAATAGTATTTGTATGTGATGCTATCCTCTAAAGATTTTTTCAAATCGCTTAAATGCCTTTTACAAGCCTTTAAAACACTATCGCCTACTATTATATCCTTTCGTACCACTAAAATGGCGTACAAGGTCGTTTGACAATAATTTTCTATATTCAATGTATTTTCTATATACTCACTATATTTCATCTATAAAATCCTCTAATTCATCTCTTTCAACGACTTCATTTTTTATAAATCTTAGTCTATCAGTTGGATTTAATCCTAACTTTACTTGATAACCTGCCATGGTCTTTGATACTTGGCGCATTTCTCCTATAACGGGATTTATTTTATCCCCTATCATATAGCCTTTTTTATCTAGTTCTACCCTTAAATCATTGAATATTTTTGAGAATATAGAGTAATGACCTAATATATCTGCATCCAAAACACTTAGTATGTTTAAATTTTGCATATCCTTTTTGTATTTATTGAATATTCTTTTTTCTTCTGATGTTAAATAATTAGGTGCTTTAACATTTGAATTTAATTTATTATTGAAACTTTCTTCCTTTTCATTGAATAATTCTTTTTCTGATTTTGATATTCTTCTTTTCTTTTGTTCTGCTCTTACCATTGTCTTAGCCATGATGATTTCCTCCTCTCTCATTTCTATGTATCTTGTTATGACATGCTCTACATACTGGCATTAGATTGCTTTCTTTAAGTCTTAACTTCCAGCCACCTTCGGCTCTTAAATGGACTATATGATGAACTGTATCAGCATCTGTATATCTATTTTCCTTCCTACATTCTCCACATAGATAGTTATTTTTAGATAATATATAATCCCTCATATTCTTCCATGCAGGCGTTTGGTAAAACTCATCAAACTTATCTTTCTTACTTGCTCTTAATTGATTTCTATATTTTTTTATATGTGGTAGATGCTCTTCACAATATGGTGGATTTTGATTTCTTGCTATTAACTTATCGCATCCTACTTTATTACATAGTTTCTTTATTGCCATTAACTTAATCCCTCAATTTCTCTAGCCTCTTGTTTCTTCATAATATCAGCATCTACTAATGTTTTAAGCCTATTTGCGCGGCTTAAACTATCTGCTCTTAATAAACTTTCATAGTTGAATTTTACTGACATATCCGAACTACTAGGAAGTAATTTTATAAATTGTTGCTCCCAAGATATTATTAATGGCATTAATGTTTGTTGTAAATACTGAATATTTTGATTTTCAATATTAGAATATGTATTGCTTGTACCATCATGGCCTATCATAAATGGACTAATATTAAATACGGATGCTATTTGTTTAGTCAACTCATTGAATGTATCTTTCATTTGCAAGTCATTAAAATTACTGTGTGATGTTTCTTTGAAATCCATTCCTTTTGGCATTACTGCAACTTTATTTTTATTTTCATTAGAGTGATTTTCTTCCCAAGCATTTCTAACTTTATTTCTCATTTCCTCATTTAATTCAGTATTCAAAGTTATAATTCCATTTGGTTTACTTCCATTAGCAAAATAAGTTGCTTGATATGACTGTGCTGCTAACCAAAGTCCTATTTGCCTTCTAAGAATTGTACTATATCCAATCCCCTTGAAAGTTTCTAAATTTATATGATTAGTTTTCACATGAATCATATCATTTGGATGTATAACTCTTTGTGATCCTTGAATGGTCATTTTATAGAATCCATCTTTATCAAATCTTACATCTGAATTTATTAACCAAAGATTTTTAGCATATCCATTCATATCTCTATCTATTAAAATATATGCATTACCTTCGTTGAGTCTTTTATTTTCTGCTTGTTGTATTAATGTATATCCATCCATAAATGGATTAGGATTTTTTAATAATTTTTCAATACTATGTCCCTCTGCTCTTTTTCCATTTACATACACATGTTTACTTAACTTTGCTATTGATGTACTTATTAAGTTTATACAACTAGTATAGGCAGGGCATAAAAGTGCTGTTTCACAATTTACATTTTGTCCTGCATTTTCTAATTTATATCTATTGGTATAATCCTTCCATGGATTATCAAAACTTCTTTTTCTA